TGTGGTCTTCATTTTTATTTATGTTAAGACTTGATGACTTGTTGTTCTCTGAGGAATTTGATTGTGTCAATACATCCTCCTAATTTTTTATCGTCACATACTACTTGCGGAAAAGTAGAACCCCTACCAAATTTAGCATAGAATTCTTCTCGTGTAAAGTCCTCTTCAAGATTATAGGATACGAACTGTGTTCCTGTCAACTCTAGTACTTGTTTAATCTTGTAGCAGTGAGGACAATTATCTTTTGTGTAAACTTTAAAATTCATAATATCATTATTTACGTTGATGAAAATTTGAAAAAAATGTTACGGTCAATCTACTATTGGGCAAATCAAATCCAAATAAATTGTCTGGCCCATGCAATAAGTTAGAATCGTAACAAACAAATCTGTTGTAGACATTTTCTATACAACCATATCCTTCAATACATGTTCCAGTATTTTGTGGTGGATTAGGTGTGATGTAAACTACACCAGCACATTCAAACCCATCTCTATGATACTTGACTTGATTAAAATTGTCAATACTCTCCATAAAAGAATAAGGAGAGCAATGATAATATATTTCAAGATAAGATATGTTTTTATTTATTTCTTTCTGTAGAGTGTCAACTATTTTATTAGTTATCAATTTACCAACATTAGTATCTCTTGTAAGTTTAGGAGTTCTATATCCACCAAAATGTTGCAATTTATAGTCTTGCATTAGAGCGTGAGATCTAATAACTTCTATGTTATTAAAATAATTGTCAATGATTATCATACTTCAAAAATTGACTAAAGGATACAGACTTTAATTCAGTTTTACTCAACTCAGACAAAAATGAATCAATCAAGAAACTACCATCATGTTTTTCTCTGGTGAGTCTTTCAAAAATAATTGTTTTAGTCAGTTCACCATTTTTTATTACGCTCATCCCAGAGTCATGTGCAAGAAGAGAACCAGATAATATTTCTTTATTCATATAACCTTTTTTTAGTCAACAAAATCCAAACATCCACTTCAACATTATTTGATATCATCATTTTACTCAGAAAGACGTTTACAATTTTCATATGAGGTTCAATTAAACTGATCATTTCTGTGCAAGTTCTTCTTGGAGGTCCATTATAAACTTCTGGACCTTCACATGATCCAATAATACTCATCCATAATCCATTATTAGATATAATTTTACTAACTTTTTCTGAAAATTTTCTTATATCCTCATCAATCATACCATGAATGCAACCCCTATCAAAAACAAAATCATAATAGTTTTCTTTCAATAAAGTATCATCAAGAAAATTCAAGGTTTTAAAATTAACTTTCAAGTCTTTTCTATTTTTTGCTGCATAAATTGCTATCTCAGAAATATCAATACCATCAACTTCAATGCCCAAAGACGATAACCATAAAGAATTAGTTCCAAGTCCACAACCAATATCAATCGCAGTTTTTACTCTTGTATTATCAATTTGAGAAAAAAATTCTACCAAGTTTTTTTCTGGAACATATGTTTCCCATGGTAAACATTCAATATCATTTCTCTGCCAATAGTCAATCCAATCCATATCTCACCTAAAAATTTATATTAAATGCAACACTTATTCTTTCATCATCAGTCGTGTTACTTCTGACTCCATGGTCAATCCAACTAGGAAATAATATAATCATACCATTTTCTGGAATAATTTCAAATGATTGATTAGGATCACATCTTTTAAAGATGTTTGATATTTGCATATACTTGATAGGTGTGGACAGATAAAGATTTCCATCCTTTCCATTAGTTTTGTAATAATATATTCCAGAAATTCCTGCTCCCTCATGATGATGCGTTTGAATATGATGATTATTATCGATACAAGTCATCCATGAATTTGTGATTTCAAATTTAACTTCACCCTTTAATCCTATAGATTTTAGATAGTTTACAACATTCTCTGATATTGATTGTATTAAATTTATACATACATATTCATACAAGTAATTTGATTCTTGAATGTTTTCACTAACTTTGGTGTTTAGAGGATCAAATGATTTGGGATGAAGTTTATTTGTAGAAATAAATTTTACCTTTTTTAAAGATAAAAAAATTTCTTGCTGAACTTTATCAAAATCTTTATCAATCAATTTATTTTTATAGACAGGAGTTGAAAATAAATTTAAAGTTTCCATAATTAAAATCCAATTATACTTACATCTTCTATTAATTCTGATACAGGAAGATTTAGCATTCCAGAATGAATCATTTCATAATCCTTATAATTAAATATACCCACCATAAACTCTTGTCCACGATATCTTTTATTGAAATTATATAAACTCTTTTGAGATTCTTCAGAAAATTTATAGTTCAAATTCATAATTAAGTTTGCTCTTTCGTGTATGTCTACCCAAAAATCACTCTGAAATTTAGAACCATATGAATAATGAAATGCTAAGGATATTTGATAATTAAACATATCTTGATAATATCTATGATTAGTAGATTCAAAAGATTCTAATGTTCTATTCTTAAGAAAATCACAAATATATGTAGCAAAAAGTTCATAATAATATAATGACAATGCCTGTAAGGGTTCAATAAACATCAATCTATTTCCATTACTGGCTTCATATTTACTCCTCAACATTTTTTTCGCATATCTTGGTGTCCAAGAAAAATTATTATAAACATTATACTTAGAATTTTTTTTATTAATTCTAAAGTGTTCATCTATCTCTTCTTTTGTATTAAACTTACTATTAAAAAGATATCCACACTTTGTTATATTATTATCAGGAAATGGCAATCCAAATTGCCATCCGTGCTCTGTTGCTCTATGTAAAGTGTATGAATAATCATCTATACTATCTTCAGTATAAAGAACAGCACTATTAACGGTTTCAAAAATTGGTTTTACATATTCTCCACTATCACACCAACCAGCACAATTAATTACAAAGTCATATTGTTTATCATCAATAAAAACTTTGTCATGATTTATCCCATAATGAGTTACTCTTTTTGAATGATATTTTACCCCAACTTCTTCTAATTTTTGATGTATGAATGTATTAAAAATTTGACTTTCAAAATGAAAAGCAGTTGCATTTCCAGAAAAATGATGTTTAAAATTTTTAGATTTGCCCCAGTTTATAAATTTAATTCCATTTTTAAATGAGACGATTCCCTCATCAATCAATTCACCAATGGTAATATCCAATACATCTATTAATAATCCACCTATATTTGGAGTTGTAGATTCCCCAACATTAATTGGTGGAGAATCTGGATCATAGAAAATTTCAACTTTATATCCATACTTAAGACAAACAAGAGTGCTAATGATAGAACTAGTACCCTTCCCAATTATTGCTATTTTCATTCGTTTTCATCAAGTAAAGACCATTCAACATCCAAACTATCAATATAATCAAATGTTTCTTGATTATATTGAAGATCTATTAAAACTCTCACATCATGCTCATCTTCTTCCTTAAATCCGCATGGGAACTCTGTTTTGTATGCAACATTTTTCCCATTCTCTTCTTTGATAGCATGTATCCAAACATATTTGTTTGCCAAAATTATAAATTTTGTAATGTCAGTAATCATTAATAAACTCCATTATCGTATGCATGTTCTAAGAAATAACCATTTCTTCTCACATAATGAAAAAATATTTGATGATAGTAACTATCTTTAGTTCCTTTCATAAAATCTCTCCAGTGAGGGATATCAATACCAGAATAAAGAACTCCATCCCCCGGTTTCGTAATACAGGATATAAAACTCCCATCTGGTTTTTCAAACATTAACGGCCAATCATAATCTAAGTTATTACTTATATTAATACTTATACTAACTTCACAGGCACCTCTATCTGTATGCTTTTCTAATTTTTGATTCTTAAAATAAAATCTATCATAATAGTATGTTGGATATAACTTTTCTCCAATATATTCCTCAAGAAATTTCATAATTTCATAATGTGCTTCCTTGAATTTTGGATAATTATATCTTGCAAGACTACCTGATACTTGATCTTCTATTTTATCTATAATAACTTGTCCTGGTTTTTTGTAAGTAAATCTACCTCTTTCCCAAGGTGGTTCTTCATAAAGTTGAGATGCATCAATTAATCCTGGCATCTCTATTACAGACCAATTAAATTTTTCTTTCATTTCCACCTCGGTCCTACTACCCATCCAACTAGAGATTGTCTATGACCAGAAGTAATCTTTTTGACACGATGCCTCATTCTACTATCAAAAACAATAACGGTTCCTCTTACTTTAGGTAGGAAAAAAGTAGATCCATCATCACCCATCAATTGAACTTCTCCACCTTCATATTCTTCGGGATCAGAAAGTTGAACAATAACAGATAACTTTCTAATTTCTTCAGAATTTCTAATTACAAAATTTTCTTGGTTGTTTTCGACTGGTTTATAATATGAATCTAAACCAGCATCGACATGCCAATTATAATATTCTCCTACATCATAAGAGGTATATTGCATAGATTCATGATCAAATCCAGAGATATCATATAAAAAATTTTCTCTATTTGCTCGAAGAACATAATGATAGCAAAGTCCTACAATCCAGTGATAAGATGGTAACCAATCAACTCTACTATCTCTTATTGAATGTTGAACTCCAGCAAAAACATTTGCTTCTTTTAAATTTTTTTCCGAATTGTTAACATCATCTCTCACAATATCAATCAATTTTTTTGGCATAGATGTTTTATACCATATTGCACTATTTGCCATAAAATAAAAACAAACTCATAATAAATTATATATCATTATTCGATCAGTGTCAACTAGGAGATTCCCATCTTAATTCAGATTCATTAAAGACCCACGAATCATCTTCTGGAGGAACAATATATGCATTATATTCAGCAACATATACAGAACCTTCGGTTTGAGTGTTCACGGGATTTGATGGAGTAAATACCCAAGAATAATTATTGATGGTGCCACCATCTCCATCAGATTCTGTATTTACAATTTCCCAGTTCCAACCAGATTCTACAGACGGAGGAAGAGGAACAAACATATCTAAAGTTGTATTATGTGTTGCACCAATTCTAGCAGGATTTCTTGGATTGGTAACTTGAACATAAGTTTCTCCTAAAGATGTTCTCTCTGCAATATATGTAGAATCTGCAGATATAATATTTAAAACTATACGATTTTCATCAATTTGTGCGTAAGTTGAAGACATAATTTTTTATTTGTTAGATGTATCTTATAAAAATTGCACCAGGTTGTGAAGGTTGTGTCCCCTCACCAGAATTTGGATGTGAACCACCACCATTACCATATTGAATACCAGTTCTAGCAGTTTGATTTCCACCACGACCGGGACCTCCGGCTGATGCATTAGTATGTGTTGTTATACCAGTAAAATATGCAATCGGTGTTCCTGATCCACCATCCTTGCTAGCAGTCGTTACTGGACCTCCACTTCCTGCCCCACCTCCCCCTGCACTATCGTTTGAAGAACCTGGATAAGCATCTTGAAAACCAGGAAATCCTTGTCCAGCAATATTTGCCCCGACTCCACCATTAGAAGTGTTCCATCCAGTTCCACCAGAACCTGATGCCAATGGAGCATCATTACCAACGTTGGTGCCGGTGACTCCGTTCAGACCCTGAGCACCGGCAGGAGCAGTCAACGATCCTCCATTCCAATTAGCAACAGTATTACCATTTACTGCCCCAACAGTCATCGTATAGGGTGAACCAGAAACTACAGGATTAAATTTACTTACAAGCACAGCACCACCTCCACCAACACTAGAAGAACTAGAAGATGGTCCAGTGCCTCCAGACCCTCCACCACCAATTGCTAAAACATCAACTCTGCCAGTTGCTGTTGGTGTGAAATTAGCAGTGGTACTAAATTCATGAACAGTATATGGACCAGATTTAAAAATGTTATTACCGCCTGAACCTTGAGAAGTAATTTTTCCTACAATAATTGTCATTTATTATTTCCTTGTTATAAATTATTTATAAAATGTTTTAGTAATTAAATTAAACTGAAGACGTAGATAAAGTTCCATCATTTGCAACAATTAAACGATATTGTGTACCATTTGGTGATGTTAAAATAAGACCCTTAGAATTACTAACTCCAATATATGCATCGTCTAGTATGGTACAAGAAATTCCTGCTCCAATATTCACTGCATTATTGTCAGTTTTGAAAACTAGATCGGAAGAAGTTGTTTTATTTATTACAAAAGATGGTGTATCATCATCAAATATATCGTCCTGTACTTTAAATGAACCCTGAATGTCAAGTGTTCTTGAACTAGGATTATAAGTTAAATTACTAGAAGTTTCAGCACCTTGTGATCCAGTAGCACCATCAACAAATACTGGATATACAGTTTCATCTGTAGAATTGTTGGCAGTTACAGTAAAATTATCTGCCGTTCCCGTCGTATTTTGATTAAGAGTTGCTACTCTGGCAGCTGCTACAGTACCTGAAGCTATATTTGTTCCATTTAAGGATGTTAAGTTAGCACCAGATACTGCTGGTAATGTTGCAGGGAACCTACCATTAGGAACAGTACCAGAACCAAGATTAGATGCATCGAGTGATGTTATATTCGAACCATCAACTGATGCTAATGTTCCAGAAAGTTCCCCAGCAGGTAAATTTGTTAATCCAGAACCTGAACCAATGAATGTTGTGGCATTAACGTTAGCAGCAGTAACGTTAGCAAAATTGTTTACAGTAAATCCTGGCCGGACCCTTCGATCTACCTTTAATGCAATAGTTTGTGCTTTGTAGAAGTCATCTCCAGCACCACTAAATGCACCCGGATTTTCTGATCCTGCACTTGTTTGTGCTTTATATGCGGACATAATTGTACAACTATTCCCATATTCGCTTATGGCAAGAGAATATCCAGAAGGTGCCTGCGTACCAACGAATTGATCATCATCAATCAATCCAACAGCCACGATCATGCACTCATCATCGACAGTGGTGATTGAAGGTGGATTTGGCATTCCACTTGTTCCTGTACTCTCAACAGAATTTACAGAAAAAGGTTGATCAGAATTAACACCTCTAAATGCAATCAGCATTGCTGTAGTGTCATTATCATTTAATCCACTTGCTGTTAGTGATGTTCCTTCAGAAAATTTATAAAATGCTGCACTATCTGGATTGCCATCATTATCAGGTTGAGTTCCTAATCCTGGAATTGCAGTCCATCCACTGCTTGGAGTAGCCTGGTTATCACTATCGGCCGCACTAAAAAATAGAACTAAATCACCTGACTCTATTCCAGTTAAGGTTATACTGTTACCGGTATTAATAGATGTACCACCTACATAAGATATATCTACAGTATTATCAATCTCTACTGTTAAACTGCCAGTTGCTGTAATACCACCCCTAGAAAATAATGTTGAACTCAGGTTTAAAGGTTTACTTATGTGTACATCATCATCACCAATTTCCATAATTGTATCTGTTGCACCTTTCACTACAAAAGCAGGAGCAGGATTAAATATATTATCAGTTTCGGTAATGGTAAATATATCATCAACTTGAAATCTTCCAGAAGGATCATTAGTTCCAATACCTAAATTACCATTTGAATCAATAGTAGCTCTAGCAACATTATTACTATCAAAGTGTATGGAGTTAGTATTGTGATTATAACTCAGCAGTCCTGCATTTCTAGTAGCATCAGAAAATCCTATCTCAGATACATTTGGTGAGACCAATTGTAGGACGGCACCTTGACCCCCATTTTGATTTTCAATTACAAGTTTATCAAAGTTAGTAACTGGAGAGAAACTTGAAGTTCCGGATAAGATATGTAAATCTACTTCTGGGGATGCAGCACCAATACCCATTCTTCCAGTAGAAGGATTAAATGTAAGACCTCCTGTTGTTACACCAAGTCCAGTTGTATTTCCTATTGATGTTGCATATGTTATATATTGTGACTGATTTTCTACATTACTAGAGATAGATATAGAACTTATACCACCACTGCTAGTAATATTCTGTAGATATTGACCATCACCATAATAAGTTACAATACCAGAAGTGGCAGTGATAATACCAGCAGTTAAATTAATATCACCAGCAACAGTCAGTTGTGCTGTTGCAACTGTTGTTCCAATACCAACACGATCATTAACAATATCAACAAATATATTATTATCAGATACTAAATCACCAGTTCGTCTTGTTTTATCTGCCATCTTAAGACTTTTTAGTTATTTATACTTCAGAACCGTCAGGTTCCTCATCAACAACTACTGATTATTGTCACTTTCTGTCCATTCATCAGTGTTTAGAATCTCTAAAATCTCTGCGTGTGTATAAGGTCCTTCAAGTGTTGTGAGTGTTGAAACAAACTCTGGTTGTTCTCCATCCCATTTTAGAAAAGTTTTGTCTCCAGATACACTGCGTCTTAAAGTATTGGCACTTGTTTCACATACTAATGAAAAATCAACCTGATCAATTTCGGTTGTGGAGAAGATTGCAAAACTTCTATTTTCGTACATTGTTATATACTCCTATAAATTTTTAATTATTTAGAGTCCATAACGACTCTTATGAGCATTGTAGTTTTGAGTGATTTCAGATTGAGTTAATGAGTCTTTATAAATCTTTAAGTTTGATAATGCACCATTAAAAGGATTACTATTATTTGTTCCTGATACACCAAACTTTAATGATGCCTCATTGTTTTGGATTTTTGTACGATCAGGTGGAATAAAATCTTCTGTATACTTTGCAACTCCTTTGGTGATACGGAAGTCGTCTATGTATGATTCTCCCATATAATTATTTTGATATTCTAAATCTCTACCAAGTACTAAAGTATTATTAGTATAATCTACTTGAGTATGAGTTTGTGTAATGTCAAATTTCTTTTTTCCATTAACGAAGAATAATGATGCTCCATTTTTTCTTTCCCATGCAACATGATACCAAGTATCTCTAGGTGGAACTATACTATTAGTAAAATTAACGTTACCACCGGAGGTATAATACCAAAAGTAAAATTGAGATGCAGATAAAGACAATGCAAGTCCCGGAACCATTGGAGAAGTATTCATAGTACTAAAAATCAAATCATTCACAGACCAATTATCAGTACCAACGATATAATGCCAAAACTCAATCGTAAAGTCTCCAGTGTCAAATGAATATGCATCACTTGCCCCACAATCAATATAATCATCAGTGCCATCAAAGTATAATGATGACCCACCAAACTTATACTCTGATGTAGAAATACCAGCACCACTATAAGCAGTAATAATACCAGTATGATTATTTGGACTTGAATCTATAATGCTTGTACTTAAGTTTTGTCCATTACCCTGAAGTAGTATTGATAAGTTATCATAGTTTGGATCATTACTATAGTATGATGCCTGATTTGGTGGTGTAAAGTCTGATGTATATTTTGCAACTCCTTTGGTGATTATGAAGTCGTCTATGTATCCATTAAAGAAACCATCGTAGTAAGTATTATCAAAATTTATACGATATTGACATCCTATAGTTAAATGATTTTCATTATATGGACTCACAGTGTCTGTACCTGTTGATGAATTTAATAATGTACCATTAATGAAGAAAGAGTAAATATCACCTTCTCTGGTGCATGCTATATGATTCCACTGTCCTCCAGTTATGCTTGCACCAATACTTGAAGAACCATCCCTCTGTCTCTGAAAATATATATCCCCACCGCCCCCAGATCCAGTACTTGCATAAACTGCAAGACCACCATCAGGAACAGTGTTGTCAAAATAATCGGATCGTGGACCTATACGAAACAAATAATCTTGCGAGTTTACTTGATCAGTATACATCCAAAACTCAATCGTAAAGTCTCCATCCTCCATAGCATAAGAGGGATCAGTTCCACAATCAATATAATGATTAGTACCATCAAAGTATAATGATGATCCACCAAACTTATATTCCGATGTAGAAATACCAGCACCATTATAAGCAGTAATAATACCAGTATGATTATTTGGACTTGAATCTATAATATTCGTACTACCATTATCACCATTTGCATTTAGAATAATAGAAGCATTATCAAAATATAAATCTAGATTTGAATCTGCACTATAATCATAACTAGGATTTCCGGGAACAGCATTTACATAAGGAGTATAAACATTCCCAGAACGAACTAAAGCATAATGATTCCAAGTGTTAGTTGTGATTCCTGATGAGAAGTCTGCGTTTTCTGCAATACCAAAAGTATCTAAAGGTGATGGTTGTGATGTATATCTACCTTTGAGTGCATTATAGTTTCTTTGGATTTCTGATGCTGTGAGTGCTCTGTTGTAAATTAGTACAATTGAAATAGAACCATCAAAAGGATAAACACTTGAAGGATTGCCTATAGGTTTCCAACCAACCGTTGGATTAAAAGCATCCCAATTATTATCCAATGAACCACTTGCAGCAGAAACTCCGTTAATATATACAGTTCCAGAATTATTATTATTCGTTGCTGCAACACAAGTCCAAGTGTTTAATGAAATTGTATCTGTTGTTATTACTCCAGGATCTGCAAATTCATTATTGTGCATCAATTTTATAGTGGAGTTGGGTCTAAGATGAAGTCTCATTGGATAAGTTGATCCAGTACCAGAATCTACAATTGAATTTGCACGCGTGCCATCGACAGAATGAGGGTAAATAAAAGTAAAAATAGTATAATTTTGTGTTGTTCCTAAATTATTTGCTTTTGTTATCGGAACAACATCATCAGTTCCATCAAAATCAAGATACCCACCATCAGCAGAACTATAAGTTGCTCCATTAATAGTTCCATTATTCCCATTACCACTCAAATCAGTCCAAGTGGTTCCAGAACCAGTATATGAAGCACTATCTCCAGCATCAAGGTGTACTACAAGACCACTAGTAACTATTCCCGCAACAGCAGGATGAGTAGCAAACCCAACAGAATACTGAAGTTTATTTGTAGCAGTCTTGATTGCCCAACCACCAACATTACTAGTATTTCCATAAGATACTAATACATCACTTGTTTGGTCACTGAAGGAGTTCATCCAAAAATCAATCGTAAAATCACCATCAGTTATATTTACAGATTCATCATAAGGAATCTCCATATAATTATTAGTTCCATCAAAGGTAAAATAACCTACATTAGAACTTGTATATCCAACACCATTATATAAAGTTGCTGCATTATTGTTGAGACTTATATCTGTTAATACTGGTGCTTGTTGAGTTTCTGTAGTTGATAAGTATAATTCTACTTCTGGTGGATCGAAGTTACTGATGTATCTTGCGACTCCTTTTGTGATGCGGTAGTCGTCCAGATAGGCATTTAAATATGCAGCATTAACCCCTTGTACTCTACCGATTACTGGAGCATAGTAAATCATGTTTGCAGTAATTGTGTTTGTTGCTTCAGATTGCCCATTGACCCAAATCGTGAATGTATTGCTATCCCTTGTTAAAGCAATATGAGTCCATGTATTTTTTGATATACTATTGCTTGGTGTGGTAAAACCGTCCAAACCATCTCCATGCCAAAATGAAATACTATCGTTAGAGTCGTTAATCCTCCAAGTCATTCCAGTATCGTTAGTGTACCAAGCATGTCGCTGAGAAAAAAGGTTCCCATTCGCTCCTCCCACCCAATAGATCCAACATTCAATCGTAAAATCCCCAGTCCCAAAGTCGAAAGCACTTTGGTCGTCTGGTAGGGACAAGTAATCACCAGTTCCGTCAATATACATTGACGATACACCAAACTTAATCTGTGCAGTGGAGATTTGGGCATCACCAACAGGAGTTACGGTATGACCATAACTACTGCTATCAGTAAAAGTAGTGCTACCATTAGTTCCATTACCATTCAATAGTAATGAAACATTATCCGCATAAGGATCTTCAATTGTTGTTGTTACAGAAGTCGTAACACCAGTATAAGACTTTGGATTAGCAGCATCTAATACTAATGAAAGGTTCTTATTTGTATTGATTTTTGGATTATGATATCTTGCCATTTAACTAAATCTAATTTGTAGAAGTTCCAGAACCATCACCAATATCTATAACTTCTTCTGGTTCATTAGAAGGCATTATGGGCCAGGTAATTTCAAAAGGATTTGATTGTGATGTAATATCTCTCAGTTCTTGTCGGTATGTTTTCCATTCTTCTGTGTTTGTAATCTCAAAATTATAATCACTTACCTGTGTATAATCACTTTCTTTTAATACATTATCTCTTTGATTGCGAATTACACTCCATTGATTCTCAATCTCTTGATCGTTGTATGGTCTTGCAGTAAATCCATCTCCAACCCATTCCATTTTTTCTATTGTTGAATCATAAGATGGGTATGTATAGGGACCAGTATATCCCGCACTAACTATTTCTTCTTCAGTAAAAGTGGAAGCATCAGTTCTTGTGAATCCGTTTGGAAGACGAATACGATTTGGTAATGATTTTGGATATTGATTTTTATATGAGTATAATGCCATTGTTTTTCTAATTATTTAGAAACCATATCTACCGTTGAGTGCATCAAAGTTTTGAGTAACTTCTGATTGTGTCAATCCTCTATTGTATACAAGATACACAGCAATTTTTCCTCCAAAATAATTCGTGCCACTAGACTGACTATACCTTCCCATCTCAAATGGTCTTGAACCTGCTGTCGCCAAATCAATAGCGCTGCCATCTTGTCCCAATAAAACACCGTTATTACCATAAGTTTTGCCTATTTTATCGCTTCCATACACGACACTATACATTGTCCATATGGCTCTTCCATCATAACTGAAGTCATAATCACCAGTACCCCAGAACTGTGCTCTAAATGCTGCATATGAATTGTTTAGCCTTAAACAATAGTGGCGGCCGTTGGAATTAAAATCTCCCAAATCAAACAGACCCCCATTGTTGCTTCCAATATTATTATCAACCATAGCAACACAAACTACTGTTTTTTCATTAAATCCACCAACTCCTAAATTAGCAACAGTGGCAGAAACTGAACCAGCAACTGTTCCGTCACATATTCCATGATTATTTGATCCATCTAAATCAAAATACTTATTGTTACCAGATGAAAAAAATGATGGAGAGTTTTTTAATGACATATGATAATTGTTACCACTCAAGTCGTACCAAGCACTTCCACTACCAGGATAAGAAGCACTATCTCCGGCATCAAGGCGTATTAAAAGACCATCGGTGACTAATGCACCAGTAGGCCATATCTCTCTACGAACAGCATCACACTGCTCTAGTCCTGTCCAAAGACCTGATGCTAAAGATGTTGTTGGATCATTATTAGAACCAATTCTTCCTCCGTTATACAATGGCATTCTTATAACTCCTTAAAGACCATATCTACCTTTGATAGCATCAAAGTTTTGAGTGATTTCTGATTGGGTGAGTGCTTTGTTATATACTTTAATTGAATATATATTTCCTTGTATCATCCTAAAAGTACTGGATTTATAATCACCAAAACCAGTGGTAGTATCAAAATTTTGGGGTGTTCCAGTAAGTGCTTGTGAATCTTTTAATACACTATTTGCATATGCTTTTTGAGTTGAACCATCCCAAGTTAAAACAATTTGTAAGATATTAGAAGTATTTGCAGTTACTCCAAGATCCATGGTGCTATAAGCACCATTAAATGCAGCAAAATATTGTTGCGTTAGTTTTATACCAATAGTCAGATATGATCTTCCAGTTGAATTGTCAAGACTATTGTTATGCATAATATACGCATAACCACCAGATGCACTTGCAGATGCTATTGCATTTGTCCATATTTCATATGTTTGATTAGACGTAGAAGTTATTGGAGTTGTAAAATTTCCTCTATCATTTGAGCCATCAAAACTAAAATAACCACCATCAGCAGAACTATAAGTTGCTCCATTAATAGTTCCATCATTCCCATTACCACTCAAATCATACCAAGTAGTTCCAGAACCAGGACCAGAACCAGGATAAGAAGCACTATCTCCAGCATCAAGGTGTAATACAAGACCATCGGTGACGATTAATCTAGGCCACAATTCATTACGAATTTGTTTGATATAATCGGAAGATGTCCAAAGACCTGACGCAAAAGTTCCAGTTTCTCCACCAGGAAGTTGTGCTGTTGGTGGTGTGAAACTATCGGTGTACCGGGCCACTCCTTTTGTGATGCGGAGGTCGTCTATGTATCCGTTAAACCCTCCTTGGTTTGAAACTCTCCCGACCGAAAGATAATTGCCAGATGATTGCGATTGAGGAGTAACGGAAAGAGTTGTTGAGTTTGATTCAGTCCCGTCTATGTAGATTTTAAGATTTGTTCCATTTTTAACAAACGCAATGTGTGTCCAGGTCGTCAATGGAACAGTTGATGTGGTAGTGAAAGAGTTTTGCGTTCCGCTCCAGTAATAAAATTGAATCGTTCGATCATTCTTTGGACCGAACGACCAATAGATAACAGAGCTGCTAACATTTCCGTGTCCAACCATTGGCGTTATACTACTACCGTTTGTAGGCGCAGCAGTCATGTAAATCCACGATTCAATCGTAAAATCGCCGTTATACCATTCAATGAGAGAACTAGAAGGGTTGCCGATGTAAATATAATCCCCATTACCATCAAAGTACATTGACGATACACCAAACTTACTCTGTGCATCGGAGATTTGGGCATCACCAACAGGAGTTACGGTATGACCATAACTACTGCTATCAGTAAAAGTAGTGCTACCATTAGTTCCATTACCATTCAATAGTAATGAAACATTATCCGCATAATTAGGGTCATTACTTTTAGTTCCAGTAAATACTGTATTTGCTATACCAATAATGCCACCATTGAATCCAAGCATTATGAAATCTCTTCGTATCCTATCGTAATATGAATATCATCAGCAGCACTTGCCTGTGCTCTGATTCCTACATTTTCTTCCAGATAAAAGTAAATATCTTTAGAGCACAAAACTTGTGTTGCATCGGCAGGAACACTTACTGTCTTTGCAAGATAATAATCTACTCCACCTCTCAAAACACTCACACTTACATCTGCAGCAGCCGTCCCATCAACATTTGCAGCAAGTATTGAATTAATCTTCAATACCTTATTACTTCCCGATGCATTCGTCAGGATTCCAGTAATTGCTGTCGTGCTAAGATTAACAACTGTCGTGATTCCTGTAATCGTAGTTGGATTTTTTAAGTTAGGTGCTGCCATTTTAGAATATCATTCCCATCATTATTGGACTTATATCTGGAGTTGCGGAACTTCCTGATATATTTATATTACTATAACCTACCACTTCTACAATATCATCTGATGATGCTCCAGTATCTAGTACAATAGATATTCCATTTGTTGCTGTGTATTCATTTTCACTCAACTTAGCACCATTCAAGAAGACATCAACATAACCAACATTATAAGTTGCAGAGAATGTTGTTTGCCCCGATGTTGCAGTATAAGTATTGACAGTCCTTGTAGTACCAGCAGAAACACTAATATCAACTGTATTTCCATTAAGAGCAAAAGTACTTCCTGCACCAACAAAGTTTAATGTTGTAATTCCAGTCCCAATAACATTACCACCAGATTGAATACCAACACCAGACACTGCAGCATCTTGCCAAGAAATACCAGAACCAGTTGATGTTAATACCTGATTAGTAGCACCAATACCATTAGAATTATCATACAGTGCTCCACGAAGTCTAATGTTTCCATTAACATCTAGTTTTTGTGTTGGATTTGTGGTTCCTATCCCAACATATTCAGTGCTACCAAAAGGTGCTAATTGAATAGTCCCATCAGCATCTACATCAATACTTGGAACACCTGATACATCACTGACTGAGAAGATACTTCCAGAAGTCAGATTATTAGTAATGGAGAATAATTGACCTTCAGATCCTTCTATATTAAGTGCAGTCAGTCCAGTTCCAACATTAATATCAAGTTTTGCCTGCGGCAATGTCTGGCCAATACCCATCCTTCCAGTGAAAGGATTAAAGACAAGACCTTCTGTAGTAACACCTAGTCCAGTTGTATTTCCTGTTGATACTGCGTATGTTAAGTATTGTGATTGATCTAATGTATTATTGGAGATTGTTATAGAACTTATACCACCACTGCTAGTAATATTCTGCAGATATTGACCATCACCATAATAAGTGACGATACCAGAAGCAGCAGTTATAATACCAGCAGCAATCTTAACACCACCAAGAGTACTGATGCCAGTTGTGAAAAGATTTACATCAGATGCAATACCTGCATTTACAATGTAAATCTTACCACTCATTGATGAATGATTGGTACATTGATAGTAAAGAATATCAGGAGCATCCATTCGGACATTCCAAGTCAGAGTACCATTTGAAACTCCATTATTTACAATGCCATCATTATATGCGGTTCCTCCAGTATCTTGGAATTGTCTTTGAATTTGGAATGGATGAGCACCTAAGTTGTTAGTAAACTTATATTGTTCTCCTCTTGTTAGATAGATGGTTGGATCATTTTCTGATCCTGTAAATCCTGGTCCAGTAAATCTATAATCAGAAGTTCCATTAGCAGCAATAATCCATTCGGAAGTATAAGTTGCTATACCTGCTGTTTGTGCGAAGGCAACATTAAAGTCACTTTCTACTCTATTGTTTAATGTGAATGCAGTAGTAGCAAATGATGCCGTTGATGCTGTTCCGGTTAAGTTACCAAAGTAAGTTACAGCAGTTCCAGTAGTAGAAGTTATAATACCAGCAGCAATCTTAACTGTTCCTAAAGTAGAAATACCAGTAGTATTAACACTTAAGGAAGTAAGAGATCCAATACCACCAATTACATTAGTTGCTATACCTGCTGTTTGTGCGAAGGCAACATTAAAGTCACTTTCTACTCTATTGTTTAATGTGAATGCAGTAGTAGCAAATGATGCTGTAGAAGCAGTT